AACTAAGCACCTACCTCATAAACAACTTTTTCGTATTAAACGCAACAATAAACGCTAATGGAATAGCAATACTAAATGCCACAATCGGCCAGATCCCCAGGAACCAATTTGTTATCCCATCAACTAAAGCACCTAAACCAAAACTAAAGGTAACCTCAGGAATAACTGGTACTTTAGGAATTCCATTAACAACATTGCTTAAATCACTTTCAATATTCCACTTAGAAACCGCCTTAATCTGTACACCGTAAGTTTGACCATTCTGTAAACCTTTAACAGCATAAGAACGACTTGTAACAAGTGAATCATTAACTTTTACACCATCAATAAAAATGTGATAACCCTTAATTGGAACGCCTAAATTTTGACTTAATAGATTTACAACTAACGAGCCATCTTTTGGCGTAATATCAAAATTCGAAGGTTTAGAAGGCTTATTGAGATTAGGTTCTTCATCAGTCTGTACTTTCTTCACAATTCCATTTGATTCAAGACCAGTAGAGGAAACTGAAACAAATTTATAAGTATATACAGTACTTCCTTTTAGACCTTTATCAACAAATTCCTCAACCTTCACATTATCCGCAATCACCTTATCATCACGATAAATTTTCACATGATCAAAATTATTTTTAGGAAACTTATAACTAAATTTCACATAAGTATGAGTTATTTCATCTTCCTGTAAATCTTTTATTTCATCTGGTAAAGGCTCTTTCGCTGTCTTTATCTTTTTCTCTATACCTTTTGATTCAAGACCGTCAGGAGAAACTGAAACAAATTTATAAATATGCTCCGTTTCAGGAGTTAAACCTTTATCAGTGAATTTTTCTTCTTTCACATCACTAGCAAGCACTTGTCCATCACGATAAATTCTTAAATGACTAAAATTCGACTTCGGATTTTTATAAGTAAATTCAACTGAATCATGTTTAATATTTTCTTTTAAATCCGTAATATCAGATGGAGGAACAGATTCATACTCATATAAATTAACTTCAGCAAGTGTAAAATAATCTCCATTGCTCATATTTTTCAATCCAATTTTTTTAACACCTTTAATATCAATGGCTTGTAGATAACCACTATCAGTATTTCTATATTCCCGCTTTAAAGTAGCACCCTCTGTATAAAAATAAACATCCATCCTATTACTAGAGCCACCAACTTTAGTAAACCTAAACCCTGAAACTCTAACAGGAGAAGCTAAATCAATTATGACCTCACCATTAGAAAGAGTATCACTAGTTTGTAAATTTCCATCAGTTAGTGAAGTTATATATGAACTACCATATTGAGCTTTACCTACTCTTCCACTTAATACATCTTTACCTTGAGCAAATGCACTTATATCACCTACAAACAAAATCCCAAGTAATACAGGTACTACTATAAAAAATTTCTTTATCCGCATTTTCCATTCACTACATGCCAACAAAGTTCACTCCCCTCGTCACTTGGTTTCATTTCTTCCCAAGGAGTCATTGGCTTATCTTGTTTCATATCATTATCTTTTTTCATTTCTCCCTCCCGATCCATAGGCTTATCAGGAGTCATTGGTTTATCAGGTTTCATGTCTTCCTTTTCCATTGGTTTATCAGGAGTCATTGGTTTATCAGGCTTCATGTCTTCCTTTTCCATTGGCTTATCAGGAGTCATTGGCTTATCAGGCTTCATGTCTTCCTTTTCCATTGGCTTATCAGGAGTCATTGGCTTATCTGGTTTCATGTCTTCCTTTTCCATTGGTTTATCAGGCTTCATTGGTTCTTCTTTATCCATATCTTTTTCTTTCTTCATATCTTCTTCTTTCTGATTATCTTTATCTTTACAAACATCCCCCCAACATTCAGCGGGCTCAGGAGCAACAGGAAGTTTGTCAGGTGGTTTCTCTTGTTCACCCTCTTTAAAGTGCTCTTGTTTGTCTTCAAAAGGCTTATCAGGTTGTTTAGGTTTATCAGGCTTAATGTCCTCAGGTAGAACAGGTTTAATCGACAAATCCATATCGTCAGGAATCTTCAAATTATCCCTAATATCCTTAACAGCATCCGCAATTTCTTTTGTGTTCTTTGCTATTTCATCGGTGTTCTTTTTAATCTCACCTGTATTCTTTGCTGTCTCACCTGTATTTTTAGCCGTTTCACCTGTATTCTTTGAAATTTCATTTACTGCACTAACAATCTTTTCTAAAACTTCTTTAACAGCTTTATCAGAACCACCGCCACCATCTACAGGTGGTTTATTATCTTCTTTTGATTCATCTATATCACCGCTGCCTTGTGGTTTATCATCTGGAATTTTTTCATTTGTACAAACTCCGTCATTCTTATTATCATAATCCGCATAGTCCTCAGGATTAGGCTTTTCAATTTCAGGTAAATCGTAGTATTTAGCACCTTTGCCCCAATATACAGTTTCTCCTCCACCGCCACCGTTTTCTTTAAATCCTTTAAGCTTAAAACGTGCATAGCCTAAAACTTTACCATTATGAAAAATGTAAAATGCGTATGTACCATTCTGATTCCAGTTAATAGGGAACTCGTTTTTTTCTTGTTCTGGACGAGTCCACTTTGATTTACCAACATGGAACGAGCAATCATTAACAAGCATCAATTCCGATAACTGAAAACTATATACATCTTTCATATTGTTAACTTTAATAATTAAATTGTATTTACCATTAACTATCCCATTATTTTCGATTGTTACATTTTTACTACCTACCAATTGAAAACTAGGTGAATCAGCAAACACAGGGATCGTATGGCTAACAATACAAAATGCACATAAAAAAATTATGGCTAGCTTTTTCATATCAATCCTTCCTAACAAAAATAGCTAGGTTATTAGCCCAGCTATTTAATTGTTTTATTAAATTTATAGTTAACTTCTTGCTATTTAAGGAGTGATTATTTGATGATTAACGAGTAAATAGGTCTTTAGTGTTAAACGCCACTAAGAACGTTAATGGAATCGCAACCGAGAATGCGATAATAGGCCAATATGCTCCTAACCAGTTAGTCAAACCGTTAGCAACGTCTGCAAGATTATAAGTCAATGTAATTTTTGGCATTTCCAAAATAAATTCCTCCTAATTAATCAATCATCAAATTTGTCTTTTACTAAATGCGCTACGAAAAATCCAAACAGTATCCCAAACAAAATGACTAACAATGGCATCATTGTTGACCAGTTCATATGAAAGTTACCGAATAACTGAGACATCGATGGTCTGAATCCAAATTCAGGCATTGAAATCAACTCCTAAAGGTGTTGTACACTTTACCGATACAGTAGATAGCAAACGCCCCACCAATGAATAAATAAATCACTGGTAACACCGAACTAAACATGTTAAAGGCATACTGTAAGATTCTTCCCACGTCCATGCTAAAACTAATAGCCATCACCCCAAGCTTTGACGGTGGTGAACATCATTATTACGAATACTAGAAAGGTTATAAAACCTAACGAGTATAAAACAACTGAATTGTTCATGAAGAACCAATACAACATATCTAGAAACGCTAAATCATTCATTATCTATCAAACCGCCAATCTTTCAGCAATGTGAACACGATAATTAATAAAAATGGTAATCCAAACAAGGAATATTGATTCAACAAGTTTTCTAAATTAAACTCGATCATCGTAAAGCACTCCATATCCAGTTGAATGTCAACACCAACAAGATTAGCAATAACAAGAAACTAATTAACATATCACCATAGGTAAGTGTCTGGAAAACTGCAAAACTACCATTCTTAGTCTGCACTAAGTAATTAGGCATAATTTCCGAAATAGTTTTGTACAATTCATTTAAATCGATTTTATCTATCATAAAATCACTTTAAAGCTGTAAAAGGAAATTCCTCTAAAATATTAAAATCAGAAATTTTAGTTTGAATACCACGAGGAGACATATTAAAAGCAATAATAGCTTCAGCAACAATTGGATAATTCAAAGAACTAAATTTTTCTATAAACTCTTTTCTAAAAAAGACCTTAGAAGGAAGATATCCAAAACCAGATTGCTCACTATTATCAGTTGTAGTTAAAAAGTGAATATTAACACCTTCGATTCTTTCATTATTATCATTTGTGAAATCAACTTTCTTACAACCTGTTAACATTACTTTCATTAATTGCATATTTACACTCCTTAGAATCTTTTTAGTCATACAATGTCGTTCTATGTACACCTTTGTCATACATTTAATTATAAGAAAAACTAGAAAAAAATTCTAGTCTTTTTTTAAAAATATATGGATTTTTTAATGTATTAGACTTCCATTATAAAATAGAGTAAAATTATTTTAGACATTTTTCATTATAAATCTTTAAAAATTCTTTGAAGTCACGAATTGGGAAATTTTCTATTAAGTCTAAATCCCCTTTCGTGATTTTTTGTTTGCCCTTATTTTCTAAATAACTAGCAAACTCTTTCTTTGTATCATCATCTTGCGAAAAAATTTCAGACAACAAATATAATTTTTTAGAAACACTATGAGACAACCATTTAAACGTACGCTCAACATTTGCAACAGGTAAAGCCTCTGCTAATCTTAATTTACTTGCTTGTCCTATATATTGCCTCCAAAAAGGTGCAATATTCCACCTATTTCTATTAGAATCTTCCTTATCGACAACACGAAACGAAATATAATTATTTATAATACCAAAATACATTTCTTCAATACTAAAATCATTAACTACAAGTTGTTTAACAGCACGATCAGCACGCTCCTTTTTCAAACGCAACTCATGCCTAGTCCAAAATTCTAAACCTTGAATCGAATCACTATCTTTATTCTTTTTTTTCTGCTCTTCTAACTTATCATAAACAACCCATCTCAATTTACTAGAAGCACTTCCAAAATAAATCGTAGAACCCTGCAATCGTCCCTGTTCTAAATCAAAAGTTTCAACAACAAAACTTGTTTTCCAACGACTCAAACATTCTCTTCTTTTTATTTTAGACTTTAATTTTTTAACAGAAAAATAACCTACAAAATCATCAATAGCAATATCTAAACGGTCAACTTTAATCCAAGAAAAACCATGTTCGTCTGCAAATGCAATCCTATCAAACAAACCATACCAGCCAACAGAGGATAATGTTTCAAACCATCTGCAACCAGAACCAGACATAATAATTCTAGAACGATTATCAGCACCATGCATAAGAATGTGTATTTCTTCAAAAGAATATCTAGACAAATAACCATAAGACTTGTGAAAACCATCTATTTCCTTAGAAAAAACAGTAGGATCTAGACCTAAAAAACTACAAATAGATTCAAACTCTTCACCATAAACAAAAGTAAACTCCAACCAGTCCACACAAACCGAAAGAGACAATTTTTCAATATGTTTTTCCATACAAACACCTCTAAAACAATACAATAAAAGCAAAATAAAAACCGCGAATTTTTTGCCTATTTTTTAAAAGAACCGTGAAAAAAACAAAGAAGGACGAACCCTAGAGCCACAAGCGTTCGGAGGTGATTGACCTGTATTTTCTACTGGGGTGTTACTAGCCCCCAGTAGAAACATGAAATCAGCTATTCAATTCCTTGATTTCAACAAATCATTCATTTCTTTATAATCCTTATAAGTCTGTAATAAAGCATAACGAATAACAGCTGAATCTTTAAGATCAAGACCTTCCATAAGTAAACATTCTTTAACATACTGCAACTTGTTATACTCATCTTCAGAAACTCTTAAATTCAAACGAATACCTTTAACTTTTGACATTATATAACCTCCTCAATTGAAGCATACAATGTCATACACCATATGTAAAGAGTTTCCATTTTCCTCCTTGTAAATATTATACCAATATAAGAATCTTTTAAGCTTCATTAAAAACTGGAAATTTTACTAATAATTTTCCGTGCATTTTTTTGTGAATTCTGTACAGATTTAAAAGTGACTTGAACCCAGTCTAGGCAAGGGATAGTGTAGATATCAAAACAGCCGGGAACCCCCGTGTTACTGGACGGGGGTTCCTCATTTCGCAACTGGAAATTTTCCTTCGAATTAGACAAACAAAACACCCACTAACTCCAAAATATTTATTATTAATTTCTCTTTTTCAATTCTCTTTCTTTCCAACCTTTAAACTCATAATAAAAAAGTTCTGGATTATCTGCTTTAAGATCACATAGAGCATCAGCATCTAAACGTTTAGATAAATCTAAATGAAAAACACCGTATTTTTTCTTAACAGGATATAACGGATAACCCATAATAAAAGCAAACTCTTCCCAATCAACAGAACGTTTTTTACTTCCACAACAACACTTTTCATCTTCACAGTTATACACACGCTCACAATCCACACAATAACTATATGCCATCGACAATTTCCTCCTAATGCTTTTCCCTCTTAATACGTTCAACTGTCGCCTCGTTCTTAAACAAACGCTTATTCAACACATCAATCTCAATATCTTTTTCTTCAACTAAATGATATAGCTTAATAAAATTATCATCAGTTTCAATTCGGTGAGCCTTAATATCAGTTTTAATCTCCTGAATATCCTTATCAATCTTGTCTAATTTATCAATAATCTTATGTAACAATTCTTCCATAGTTACGACCTCCAAAATATAATTTTAAAAAAGTTAGACTCTATCCCCTATTAATATTAACAAGTTAAGAGAAAACCAATAAAATAACGATTTTATTAAATCTTTTTATATAACCAAGCTAAAAAATCTAATGCCATCCAATATAAAAATATTAAAAACGAAATATACAAACCAAACGCACTAACACCTAAAACAATTTCCATTAAATTTCTCCTTGCTCTTGATACTTACGTTTCTTTTCTTCAATCATTGCAAGCACAAATGTAGAACGATTATATTTTTTAAACGGTAAATTATGTTCTCTAGCAATTGAATGTCTTCTATCATTCTCTATATCTACAATTTCATCTATTATCTGAATTTCACTTTCAGTAAATGTAAATGCCCAAGTTTTTTTCTTTTCTTTAACTGTCATAAAAACAACCTCCTATCAATTAACTAAATTTAATATAACAAAAACCATATGGTTTGTAAATAAAAACATATGGTTTTTCAATAAAAAAATATTAAATTTTAATTATTGATAGGTTTTTTTCTGATTAAATCTATCAAATACACTCTAACAGAATACCAAATTAATAGTATTAAAAATCCTGTCGTGAAAATAAACAAATCACTATATATATCAGATACATACTTTGTTGTAACAACACAGATCATTGCAAGCATACATATATCAAAAACTACAGTTAACCAAAATTTAAAATTCAACTTTAAATCAGCAAACATATAACTAACACCCCTACAATATAAACTAAACCAATACATAAACCGATTCTATTTGCTATTTTTTCATTGTACTTATTACATAAATAAACATGTAAATTATCACGATGTTTAGCAAGAAATCTATAAAAATACTTTGTTATTAAAAGTAGAAAAAAATAACATAATCCAATACAAGTAACGAAAGTAACAAATAACGTTAACATATTCACACTAGGCGAAATACAACCAAATTTAATAAGAAAACTCATAATACCACCCAAAGCTATAAATTGAAGTGGCGACATAAATTCATCATCTTGGCTATAATACTTAGCAAACATATATACACCTCTTAAACTTTACTATTCTTTAAACTTAATCTACTCATTATTCTAAGAGTTAACATAAGAAAACTAACATTAACAATAAAAGCAAATAATAAAGCCATTACACTTAAAGGCTTAAAATATACGGATATTCCTAAATACAAAATAAACAATAAAAAATTTGTAAAAACTGCATATCCAATATCTTCACCACTTATAGCATATTTCCTAAAAATCATCTTTTTGTCTTTTAATTTATCTATATTTTCATTAACAAATTTCTTATCCATAGATACATACTTAACAAAAATAAAAAGGGCAATTCCAATTGCTATTAGAGTTAATAAATTAAATTCAGCACCAACTAAACACCAACTAAAATAAAAAAACATCGCAACAATATTAAACAATACATGGATATATTCACGATAAAACTTTTTAAACATATATACACCCCTTAAAACGCCTTATTTCGCTTTACAACCTCTTTTTTATAAACTACATAGATATTGCTATCTATATAAGTTAAATCATCAAAAATCCAACCTCTGTCCTCTAAATACTCTTTATGTACCTTAACTTGATTAGATTGATCACTTCTCAAATATTTCAATGTCTTAGATAAAACAGTTACCTCTTTTTCATTACAAACAGGCAAATCCACAAATATCACCCTTCTTTTAAAGTATCTAGCATGCCTTTAAACAAGAAACAAATCCCTAGAGTACCAAACAACGTAACAATAACATTCTCCATCAAAACAACCCTCTATCTGTATTTGCTAAAAGGTTAAACAAGAAACAGGTAGTATTTTCTTACGCTCTGCTTCATAAAATCTCCACCTTTTCCGCTACGCTACATTCTTGCATAACTTTTTTAGGCTCGTTTGTCTTCATCGCCAAGTCGATAAACTCAAAAGTGAATATATTTAACTATCAACTTGCCTATCCATTATACGAGCCTAAACGCTTGTACTACCGACCTTTATATTTTCTTTTATTCTATTTACCCATTACGCTATGCGGGGCTAGCCCCACACCCCAGCCAATCTCCAACCTCAAAAGCGAAGGAAGACCTTTAAAACCTAACCCGTAAACCAATTTAGCAAGAAAACAATTACAGCAATGAATGAACCATAAAATAATCCGTCTCTCGCCATAGTTTTCAACCAATCTACATGTATCAAATCTCTTCACCTCATACTTAATGTTCGTATTTTCATTAAAAGCCCCTGGAAAATATGCACGGCTGCCGTTACATTTCACACCTAAATCACGAACATTATTTTGCCATTTGACTAAACATCAAATCTAAATTATCAAAATGATGTTTAATTACTTCACAATTTTTTACTTCTTCTTCATCTAATCCGTAGCGATCCATGAGCAAATCTAGAAATTCTCTCATTTCTCCATGTGCTTTATTTATTCTTTTCACTTCTTCTCTAAATTTTTTCTTCTTTAAAATTCCCATCTATAACGTACCTTCCTTATTTAATTTATATAATCTTATGAAGTCCTCCCGCCTGCACCGCGCATACAGCTTACGCTGAATGCTTGTACTGGCGTCCGTACTCTTCGGCGGTCGACTTCAACGCTTCTAAAAATTCCATGAAGTCTTGTCGTTTATCTGGAACTTGTACTGGAGAAACCATTGCTGTCGTATCATAAACTTTTGAACCAATAGCAAAAGCTTTCTTCTTTTGAATACGCATTGTTTTTAAATATCGTTTAGATTGAACATCATACATTTTGTAATAAAAATAGTTTTTATCATTCGATACCCTAACGAGAACGTTTGTAATACCTCTTATACGTGAATCTAAATCATCAAATGATGGTGAGGTAATAAACAACGTACAACGTAGTTTTCTAAGGTAATAAGACAATTGAGAAAAGAACTTTACCGAGTTACTTGAAAAACTTCTAGCATCAAGATCAATATGCGCTTCATCGAGATTTAAGATACTAGATTTCTCTTTTGCAATATCATGAAACGTATCTAAAGTTACAAATGGTTTAGACCCAATTAAACCGTAATTACTGTACAATACACAGCCACTCTTTTCTTCATAGTGTTTTGCAAACAAACTCATACCAAACGTTTTACCGCTACCGAGAAAGCCCTCAAAAACCATTATGTTCATGCTAACTCATTCCCTTTAACAACTTTTGCGCTATTTGCTGACAATGATAATGAAGGATTCGCATTTGCTTTCAGTAAATGACTTAATTTAGCATTACCTTTAATTCGGTCAGAAAGCGTTAATTTTTCAAGTGTCTTGTGGTATTCACTCAATGGCAATACTTCTTCTTTCATTCCAGCAATATATAAAGAAATGTCCGATAATCCATTTTCATTAAGCAATAACATAGCCATTTGTTGTTTCTTTGTTAATGGCACAGCATGTTTTTTCATGAATTGAAACAGTTGAACAGTCTCAATCGTTTCGTTTGAACCTTCTTCTTCTAAAATATCTTTCGTTAACATTTCCTGAACACTCATTTACTCCACCCCATTATTTAAAAATAGCTAGCAATACAATAATTACCCAAGGCATAAAACCAATAATGTCAAAAGGTTTCTTCCCTGTATCAAAATCAAAAATTCCCTTTAATGCACTAGAACGACGTAACATTTTCAAATTTTCCGCTTCAATTCTTGCTGGCTTTTCTAAGTTGTAAATGTGATACACATAACCATGATTATCATCAAGTAATCTCAATTCATTCTCACGTGGTAACATGGCTGTACTCGTTTCTAAAATCTCCGAATCAAACGATATAACCTGTTCAACTACACATGTTCCTTCTTCTTTAATAATCAATGCTCTATGCCCTTCAAATTGTGGCTGTACTTTCCGTTTTGTTTTAGCTAACAT